TGTACAGATAAATCTTAGAGGTATCAACCATATCGGACACAGTAGCCGCAGGAGTAGGCGCACCACCGCTCAAGTTCGCTATTTGGTCAGATAGCGAAGTAAGGGCATTGGTCACTGTAGCCCCAGATACCGTGGATTTGTTTTCGATATCGTCCGATGTTCCACCGCCTACACCGCCCTCGATAAGCTCCATAATTTCCTCAAGCTTGGCCGAAATCAGATCGTACTCAGACGGAGTAAACTCTCTCTCATTGCCCTGCAGCGTGCTGACCACATGCGTGGTGTATGTCCTCGTGTGCCACTCGTGCAGGATCTCGCTGGTGGTCGCATCAGCATCGATAACTTCCAGGGCGAACCTAATGCTTCCGGCCTTGCCACTCATACCGGCATCGACCGTATATACCGCTAAGCTGTAGTTATCCGGATCGTCCGCATCGTCTGCCAGAATCAGCGGTACGCTGTACTTCTCAGCGGAAGCATTTTCATAGACAAACCACCATGCCCAGGTGTGCATGTCCAGTTCGTTCAGCACCTTCGGAATCCTGAACTGGAACTGTGTGACGTTGGAATCCTCCAGCATGATCGGCTCGGCCAATTCAAACTGGATGGTTCTGTCGTCGTATACGTAAAAATTAAAAACGTCTGCCATAGGTTACCCTCCTCAGCTGAACCGAACTTTGATCGTCAGTTGTACGCCCACCGGGCTATTGTTGGTCGCTCCAGTAAATCCCGCCGATTTATTGAGATATACAAGGATGCCGTTAGAGTCTTTATACAGCGTTACGTTGTTGGCTGTCAGTGTCCAGGTCTCTCCGGAGATGTATTTGCCGTTCTGTCGGATAACGGCTGAGCCGCTGACAAATGTGGCTGTTGTGACTCTGGAGGCAAGCTTGCTGTACGGAACAAGGAAGCGAACGCTTGTAGATGATGCGGTGATATAACCGCCGCCATAATAATACAGTGTCGCAGATTCGCCGGACTTATAAAACAGGTCGCCCAGCTTCGGCATTTCCTCCCAGATGTTTCCTGGATCATTAAGCCGAACCTTGTAGATCGTTCCCTTCGTCGTGTCCAATTCGGCATAGACATAGGAGTTGTTTGCCTTGACGATCTTGACGATACCAGTTGCCGGGATGGATGCCTGCCCGAATCTGCTGGATGGAACAATTGCAACACTATCATTCGGCATAACGTCGCCCATCTCTGCAACAGGCGGGTGATCCAGTCCGAACTCAGCCGGGTCAGAGTAAAACTTGACGCCCTCTGTCGGCAGAAGTGCCCGCACCATTTCGAGATCTGAAATCTCAGAGGTGCTGACCGTAAACGTGCAAAGCACCATCTGGTAGACACCGCCGTCATTGATGTCAGCGTCCTGCGTCAGAGCCGGAAGGGTCTCAGCTGTCGCATACAGTAACTGCGCTGGGTTTGAACTGTTGGACGGGTCTGCCTGTATATAAATCCTGCCGTTAAGCGTACCACTGGACGCAAGCGGGATCTGCACCGATTCGCTGTTGATTTCGATCAGTCGCCCCTGGATCAGCGCACAACCATCCGCAATGACGATTGTATTGGCTGTGCTTCCAATGGAGCATGTAAGCCCCCGAAGGATTCCGGTGTTCGACGCCGATCTGTATACAATTGCATCGTCAAACGCCGTCCTGACCTGTCCGGGGAAAGTAACCATTCGAACGCTCATGTTTATATCCTTTTTGTTAAATCAAGCCTAATGCTACCAAAAATCAAGAGGGTCGTATCTTCCACCTGTCGCCCTGTCAGCATGGAGTTGTATGCTTTTCCCTCAGAAATAACTGCCACCACCTGGCCGATCTCGATCAGCTCCGGCTGGATCAGCGTGTCGCCGTGCATGACTTCCAGCTCGATTAAGTTATCGTACTCAATCGCAAAGCAGTCCGCGGCCTCTGCATCTGCCATGACAGCAAACGACTTTTTGATCGTGTCGCCGCTCCGTTCTGGAGCAGTCTGGGCGATCTCACGCACCACAGGGATGATCCGGTCGGTATTCGTCCGGCTGTAGCTGCCATCGGTATGCAGATAATAGGTTCTGGTCTGGGAGTAGTCTTCCGTGTTGTACACCGTCAGCTTGTTGACCTTGTCGTCCGTCTTCTTGATGACGATGTTTCTGGAGATGACGTTCGGCAGATCTGCCTCGATGTATCGGACACTGGTGCTGACTTTTCCGATGTCCAGAGTGATCGTTTTAGCTTGCGGATCTGGCGTCACCTTTATCCGCACACGATATTTGGACAGAGCCTGGATGATAAAGACCTTCAAGAAGTTAACAGCAGTATGGTGCATGTTCTCCTTGTCGCTCTTCAAATTAAAGCCCCAGCGTGACGTGGATGACGAAGTGGTCACGGTCAAGCCGGGGATGTTCTGCACCGTATCGCTGTTGTTTATCCAGGTATCCCGAATGATCCCTGCCAGAGCGGCCTCCAGAGTGCCTGTGCCCTGGTCATCAGTGTCGTACATGATTCTCTCATCAAACAACGACAGAAATGGCTTGTACGAGATCTGCAGGAGGCTCTCCTTGCTTTCAGTCACTGCGGTGACGATTCCGAAGTATTCCTCGCTGTTTCTTCTAATAAGAATGTACTGATACAAGGCCGGGAGAGGCGAATACAATATAGTTAATTCATTCGTTTCCGGGGAGAGGTAGTCTTCCGAAAATTCGACCGAATCGACAGCCGTATGGTGGACGAAAGACCAATCCCGGTCAAAGAAGTCCACGTCATACGGTCTCATATTCGATCCTTGCCTCCACAGTAAAAGGTAAAGCCCGTGTACCGTCATGGGTGACGGTTATCACGTTCTTGCCCTCTTTCAGATAGATAAATCGCTCCGTTGCGAAGTTACTGACAGCATAGCGATCTGCTACCTCTGTACCATTGGCTGAGTATTCCTTAATACTGCCCGGAACATTCAGCGCATCGATGACCAGACGATCGCCACTTGCTACTGTTCCAGTCATCTCTCCGGAGGCCTGTAAGATGCCCTCGACGTAGTGATACCATTTCGGGTTAGTGACTTCTCCGGGAATTGTGATTCTACACGGACAGTCCTGCATGCTGTCAGAGATGATCTCAACGCTCTGCACAGCTGTGATCGAGTAGGTATCGTCGTAGGTGTAAGGATACGTATATAACACTTCCTCGATATCTTCTACACTGGCACTAACTGATTTATACCAGAGACCCAGAGCGAGGAACGACACCGGGCAGACCATCGTCCGAGGTGCTGACTTGTCCGTCTTCGTGATCGAGGTCATCCGCACCTTGATGTTGTATGTCACACCGTCCACTGTATAGCTGATCGTCAGCGGAGCACAGGAGGCAAACCGGCAAAATTTAGTATATTTCGTGTAGACGTTTGCCCCACGAAAAACCAACCTGCCGGAAATTTCGCGCTGCGCTGGTCTTGCGCTTGTCGGGATGTACGTGGTACCGATCTGCAGGTAATCGCCCTTTTCGTCATATCCGAGGCCTTCCTCGTCAAAAAACGAAACGTTGGCCAGATCCTGCAGATCGTATACTTCGCCCCTGGCATTTGTGATTTTAAATTTTCGCCACATTCGCATCACCCCATCATCACGCCAAGCTGACGGTTTACTTCACTGACAAGCTTGTCACCCAGATAAACATCCCGGTTCTGTGCAAACTGCGGGAAATACGCAGCCATCATCGCCAGAACTGCCTCCAGAGAATCACCCTGTCTGCTGAGCCTTGCATAATCGCTGTTCAGTGCTTCAGCGTTTCCAACGTCCACCAGATTTCGGACAGTTCGCTCAACTGCTACCTCCGGAGAGTAGGACTCAACACCCTCTGCAATACCTTCGGAGATGTATCGACCAACCTGATCCCGGAAGACCTTGGACGGGGACGCAATTCCGAGCGCATCCTTTGCGGCTTTCAACGCGTTGGACGCAAGATTTTGCAGGGATGATATGATGCTGCCAGCCGCAGCAGAAATACCTGCGGCAATACCGGAAATGATATTCGATCCGATGCTACCCCAGTCAACTCCGGAGAACGCGCCCCGGATACCGGAGATGATGCCAGGAATCGCACCGACGACAGTCGGAATCGAGGAAATTATACCGGCGGCTAGCTGTCCGATCAGGGCGATACCTTGCGACAGCATACCCGGCAGAGCCTGTCCTAACCTTGCCAGAAGTCCGGCAATGACCGAAGCAATCGCTCCGAGTACGGCAGGAAGGTTCTGTGCAAGTCCAGATGCCAGTCTGCCGATCAAAGCGACACCCTGCGATAATAAAGCCGGTGCTCTCTGAGCAATTGCAGAAATCAGCTGTCCCAGAACATTGCCGATTGCTGACAAAATAGCCGGGAGATTCTGCCCGATGCCGGAGGCCAAGTTGGCAATCAACTGGAAACCGTTCGAGATCAGTGTCGGCGCATTGCTCAGCAGGAAGCTGACCAGCTGAGTCATGATCTCGCCGATCCGGGCGATTACCTCCGGAGCACTTTGCAGCATACCGTTGGCAAGTTCCGTTATCATCTGTACACCGTTTTCCAGGAATGTCGGCAGGTTCTCTGTGATTGCCGTGGTGATGTTGGTAATCACTCCACTAATAAGCCCTAACCAATCTGTTTCTGTGACCGTCTGCATGATCGGGTCGATAAGCCCCTGCACAGACTCCAGTAGCTGCGGCGCATAGTCCACGATTCCGGTAAAAACTTCCGGCAGAGCCGTGACGATGTTACCGAACATCGGAATCAAATTATTAAAAACAAAGTTACTGGTCGCGTCCAGCAGACCGTCCAAAGCCGGACGGATATCCTCGCCAAGTGCAAGGTTGGCAAACACGTTTTCCAGGGACGCTTTCATTGCTCCGAACGAGCCGGAGAAGGTCGTTGCAGCCTCATCCGCTGCCACTCCAGTCAGCCCCAGTTCGCCCTGGATGACATGGATTGCGTCGTATACGTCGCCCAGGTTGTCGATGTTGTACTCCACGCCGGACAGCTTAGAAGCGTCAGCAAGGAGACGCTCCATCTCTGACTTCGTGCCGCCATAACCCAGCTTCAAGTTGTCCAGCATTGTATAGTTCTGCTTGGCAAAACCGGCATAAGCGTTCTGAATGTTCTCGATTGGTGTGCCCATCTTGGCAGCGTTGTCGGTCATGTCCATGATGGCCGTATTGGCTGCTTCGACCGCTCTGGTCGTATCACCACCAAAAGCCTGTTTCAGAGACGCACCAAAGCCAACAGCCTGTTCCGCGTAATCATTCGCAGAGATACCTGCTTTCGCGGCCTCCATAGCGTACTGCTTCGCTGCGTCGGCGGCTTCTCCATAGATGGTATCCAGACCGCCGAAACTCTGCTGCAGGTCGGCACCGGCTGAGATGGACTCAGAGATTGCTTTACCAAGTCCAGCGGCAGCGATCAGCTTTGTCGCCATGCTGACGATATTGGAGCCGATGCTAGTACCGGCAGACTTACCTGCAGATTCTGCTTCACCGCCGAGAACCTTCTCAACGCTTCCTTTTATTCCTTTTGCGGATGGGACGATCTGCACATATGCGCTACCTAATTCAACTGCCGCCATTCGCTTTACTCCTTATTTTTGCTAATGCTGCCTCAAACTCTTCCGGAGTCCGGAAAGCCATGACTTCATCCTCTTCCGGCACCTTCAACCCCAGCAATATCGGCAGGATTCTCTCCGGAGGCTTGCCCGGATTTTTTCGTGCCGCTTCCGTCTTAGACCATGCCAGGTAGTTGGTGTTGTCCGTTATCATTGCCAGCATCAGCTTTTCGCTGGATATGGTCTGTCCAGCAAGCTTCATGATGATTCGAGCGTCATCCCTCAACCCAGACGCGAACCTTGCTACCGTAACCAGTGGCAGGGCTTTCCAATCATAGATGCGGTATGTCTCTGCTAGATCGCAGATTAAAGCATCCTCATCCACTTCCAGCATCCGAGCGAGGGTGATCAGTTTCCCCGGTTCGATGCGTTGAAGATCTCCATAACCTCATCAATGACGGCCTCGATGGGCACCTGCCCCTTGTCCGTCTGGAGATGGTCATAAAGTTTCTTTCTGCCTTTCTTTCCGAGAAGGATCTCCGTAAGTTCAGAAACCGCGAAAATCATTTTTACCTGATCCACGTTGTCATCTGTTTCCAGTTCATTCATTGCCCGGAGGCAGTCCATGACACGCATGTCATTAAACTTTTCCTCCGGGATCTCAAATTCAAAACCGCCTTTAGTGATACCCTTAATCATTTTGACCGCCTTTCAATGTATCAAGTAGTAGCCGCGTGAATGTATTCGACGTGAGTTACCTGCTTGTCGTTTACGGTAGCTGACGCTGCAGTCAGGGTCAGGTTGTATCCGACCGCTGCCTTATCGCTGTAGGTGATCGTGCCGATCGCAGTGACCTTTGCATTCGGCAGGACGATTCTCTTCAGAGCACCGCCGCGCATGATCATGTCGCAAACGTAGACGTAATCTGTCGCTTCATCCGCAGTCGCATAAACCGTGATGCCGGTTGCCAGAGTGCCGGAGACGTTGTTCTCGCCATAAACGGTTTTGAGTACGTCCGGATTCAGAGCCTCGATCAGCGTGCCAGTGAATGTGTCAGTTTTGGAGGTCTGAAGATTAAGCACTGGATCACCGCCCCATGCTTTGAGATCTTCAGATTCCATAGTATTGTCGTTAGTAAGTCCATCCTCGGACATATATCCAAGAGGTGTAAAAGCGTCGCCAAGTGCAGTAGTGGCGTTGGTCGGGAGCGCAGTCCCGATCGGTGCACGATAGAGCGCACCGCCTACCGCAGGCTTGCCCGCTGTTACGTTGCTTGCAGTCTGTGCCATTTGGGGGTTCTCCTTATTAATAATGCGTTAACTGAAAAACGGCCTGATAGCGATAACGCTTCATGCCGGTGTCAGTAAAGTTATAATCGCTGTTCAACTCGCATCTTGCGATGTCTGGCAGGGCGACAATGTTGTCCATCGCCTCTTTCACCTGCTCATTAAGTGCAGCAGCTTCATACATGGACGGAGCATATGACTGGATCGCAAGCGTCGCCGTATAGATCCGGTTCGTGCAGCTGCTTCCAGTCTTTTCAATTACGATCAGCTCCTCGTCTGTCATACCGGTCGGTTCTTCCATGAGACAAGGGACAGACAAGGTGTCGGACAAATAATCCAAAACAATTTTTTCAATCATCTCAGTGCCTTCAGCAGATCGTTATTCTTTTTAAGCGTAGAAACCGAAACATTCAGACGGGTCGCACCCCCCGGATATTCGCTGATCCAGCAGGGCGATTTACACGCCGCAGCGGTCGCATTTGCATGCGCTCTGCAGACGGCCATCATCTCGCCGGACTTCAGCAGCTGCCGGATGCCCGCGTCGTTCGCTTCAAATTCAAATGCTTTACTCATAACGCTCTACTTTTACCTTTCTGTTCCAGCTAAGAGGGATATTCGCATCGATGCCCTGCGTCGGTTCTCCGATCGTGTGGAAGACCTCCCCGAAGAATTCGACCCGCTTATCCTTCCAGTCATGTGCGTCGCCCTTTGGCAGTGCCAGCGTGTAGGCCAGACGTTTGCCGGAAAGATTCAGCTCGTTGATGATATCCTCTGTTGAAGGCTCGCCAATCAAAACATTCTCCACGGGCACAGCGGCCTCGACCATGACAGGTCTGCCGAATGGATCCACACCGTTTTGCTCTGTCTGGTACAGCGTTATTGTTATTCCTTGGATTTTGGACATAAATCAACGCTCCCCCATGTCTGTGTGCGAAGCCCCAGCCGCTTGAGGTCGTTCCGGAGGATAGCTCCAGCCATGCCGCCGCCAGGGATCGCATAAGTGCCAGACCAGCTGTAACCCATAGCACTCTGCGATTCCTGGGACATGGGTTCGCCCTCCTGCGACTGTCGCATGATGCGCACGATGATATCGGCCATGACCAGCTTCACGACACTCTTATAAGCATCTTCGGCTAGGATCATGCCGTCTATGTCTTTTCCGACCTTTGCGGCCTCGATACGGAGCGTATCAGAAAGAATCGGAAGCAGTGCCTCGATCCGCTTCTCTTCGTCTTCCGTCCAGTCCTTGCCGGTTAAAGTAATCACTTCTTCAAGTGTCGCAAATGCGCTACTCATTTTTTCGATATCCTCGCAGTAGTTTTCTTTTTGACCGCCGGAGCGGTTTTCTTATCATCGACCGGCACCCAGTTACCACCAAGCACCGACTGAGTCTCGATTACCGCCCCGGTTTTAATGTTTCTGTATTTCATGCCTTAACACGAGCGAAGCTGTTAGCGTCAAGAATGCCCCAGCCGATAAAGGCCTCTGCACGAAGCACGACCTCATTGGTGCGCTTCAGGTCGCCCAGTCCATCCGGATCACCGTACTCGATGACCTCCAGCGGGATGTTCTTCGCATAGCCCCAGCGGAATGCATTCTGGAAGTCACCAACAATCACGTGATCAGTCTGGGAACCGGTAGCGGTACCAGTCACGGAGACAGTGCTGTTAACATCGGAAACCATGCCATAGAAAGCACTGGGATTGGATCCGAAGCGGAACTCCGGATACTGAGCAACACCGTTAACCTTGATAGCTGCAAGGGCTGCTCCGGCTGTCGGAGAGATTGCGATGCCGTTTACAACACCACCGTCAGCGATGACCTGCTGAACAGCTGCGTCAATGTTGTCATCGACAGAAGCAGCGACATAAGTGACAGTGTTACCAGTGACAAGACCGTCAAAGCTGTTGGAAGCCTTGAAAGAAGCATCTGCCAGATCTGCCGGGTTTACGCCGTGCATAGCGGCAATATCAAGGCCGCGGGCGATCTTCTTGGCAAAGCCATCTGCAAAGGTCTGCAGGTAGTTCGTGCGGCTCTCAGCGTTGTAAACAAACTCGTTGGAAACACGATGCTGATAAACGAACTTGACCGGACGGATCGTCTTCGGTGCGATGGTAGCATCACCGGCAGGCTTATTATCACCCTCGCCTACGATGGATGCCTCGCCACCCATGGAGAAGGTAAAAACGGTCTCACCCTGGAAGGGGATCGGCTTAGCTGCGGACAGCTTAGCCAGAGCGGAGTGTCCGTTGACCTTATTAAACATTTCAGCGACTAATTCAGTGGGGAAGTTGTTCCCTGCAGTTGTTCTGTTTGCCATAATTTATTCTCCTTAATCAGAACCTGTGAGCTGTGCGGCGAATTTGCTCCATGCCGCATCTGGTGTATTGGTGTTTACAGGCTCACTAGACCCAAGCGGTGCAGCCGGTTTCGGTGATCCGATCAGCTTAGCCATAGCTTCGGCATCTGCCCGGATCTCTTCCTCATTGTTTCCGGCAAGCCTTCCCGCCATCTGGTAGGGCAGACCCATCTCAAGCGCAACAGCGGTTTTTACCGAGTCCGTCTCGTATTTGTGCACCTTGTTGGTCAGATCCTCGATGGTTGTCTTATTGCCGGTGATCGTCTCTGTCTGTTTCTGGAGCTGTTCCTTCAGCTGCGAGATCTGCGTTGCATAACTCGCGTTCTGGGTTTTGAGGCTTTCATAATCAGCATACTTTTCTGCCGCCTTTGCCTCTGCTCTCTTGATACGATCACCAATGACCTGGTCTAACTGTTCCTGTGTTTCGATAACTGTAAATGCCATGTTTAAACTCCTCCCATTTACCGGTGGTACCCGTGAATTTTTGAGTATTAAAAAAGCACCCTGACGGATGCCTTAATACGCGATAGTTTGTATTTTCTTTTCCTTAACATCGACACAAAGCCAATGAGCAAGTATGAGCGATTCCAGGATAGAGACATCTGCCCCGTCCAGAATCGACTTATATCCAAAACCGCCGCCACTGCCGATTGACCGCTTTTCGCAGTTGCTCACGATCTGAGTGACAGCCGATTGACGCATATGAACCAGAGACCCGGATGAAATTGCCTGTTCAAACATCGAACTGGCCTTTATGATTTGCTTCCATGTTGTCAGCTCGTAGTGCTTGAATTTTATCCGCTTCAGTGCATCGACTAACAGCTCCCTGCCGTTATCGCCATCGATGGCGACTTGCCGGATGTCGGCTTTTGTCAAGAAGTTTGCCAGCCATGCAACACCATCACGGATGGGCTTGCATCCGATGGCCTCGGTAAAGACCTTGCCGTCTTTGGTGCGCACAGCAATTGACAGCGAGACGTTTCCATCAATGCCGAAGCGAATACCGGCAAATAACTGCCCGGTCAGCTTCGGAAGCCTTTGAACCTCCAGAGCCTCCCACTCGTTTCGGCTGATCGCTGATTTTTGGTTATAGGTCAGCCAAAGCCCCAGACGCTGGACGTTAAAATCCGCGTCATCGTCTCCGATCTCGGAGCGGATCGTCCTCTCTTTCAGAATGATTCCAAGGGATGGATTGGTCTCATACCATGCATCCACGTTGTGCGGGTCTGTCATCTTATCGACTGACCACTCTGCCCAGCCGGATTCGTATGCCTCACCACTCAGCACCTTCGTCCGATACTTAGGAAATACTGTTCCGGCTGATATTGCTGTCGGTGGTGTGCCTAGCATGATGGTCTGCGGGTTCGGGCTGTCTGATACGACATACTTCAGAGAGGTCTCTTGCTCCGGCGTGTACTCCTGTGCCTCATCGATGACCAGAAGGTCGAAGCCTTCACCCAGACCACCCGTAGAGGTTCGCGTCCGGAACTCGATGACCGCACCGTTAGCGCAATATAAATGCTCTTTGCCGAATGCCCGGAAGGATGAAACAACTTCCACGTTACACTTCTCGCAGAGCCTCGCCAGACGCTCCCAGACGGCGTGTGAGGTCGTTGCCCGGTGCGCGGTATAAAGTATCCGCTCACTGTTCTTTAAGCCCCACAGACAGCGCATGAGCACATCCTCTGACTTACCATTCCGTCGTGGGATGGAATAGCCGAATTTCTGATGGATCCATAGCCCTTCGGAGCTGACGGCCATAATGTCATAGCAGAGAGCGACCTGCCACTCCATAGCGATCCGCTCAGTGGCGTTGTACAGATCAACAGCTTCCTGCCCTCTTGTGTCGGTATAAGGAAGTATCACGGACACCGTCGGCGACTGTCTGCCGATCCGGATGTCCTCCAACCGATCACCTCCTTATAAGTCGCGGAAAGAACCACGTCCAACTTGGATCTGTCTAAATTTGCTAGTGTTGTACACGATGACGCATCCGCAGCCAACATGTCGGGCAAAGACTTCGGCCTCGCGTGCTCCTTCATATGTCCAGGTGCCGGATCTGGCCAGACACCACTGGCATGACTGCTTGCGGTTACGGAGACCAACGCCGTCATACTTCCGGGTGATGGTAACTTTCAGCCCGGAATTAGCGTGCAGTTTCGTGTTCTCTGCGATGGCCTCATCGACTACGTTCAAACTGTTGTTGATCACCTTCTGCCGGATCGTTTCTGCGGATTCACCTGCAGAAATCAGTCCGATCAGGTCGCTGTTTCGCACCTTATCAAACTCCGGGACGATCGGCTTCAGTCCGATGCCAGC